GAACTCACGGGACCGAAGAATGATCTCGCTGCACGGATTTGTGCCAAAGTCCTCTCTGGGAGCTCGTCTTCGTATAGGCTCACCATCTTCTCCAAAATATCGTCCATTTAATCCTTCCACAGTTCTTTTGGCCGACAGGCCGTTATAGATTCCCCGCTCCCCAGATTTTGAATCGTAAAGGGATAGCCACTCTCGCATGAAAGTGCCAACATCTGGTTTTTCTTTATAATTAACCGAATTATTCGCGAGTGCTCGTTGTACGTTATGTTCCCACCAATTCCCTGACTTAGCGAATCGCATCTCACGATCATTAAGATCAGAGAGACTAATAAGAGCACTGCGACGAACACCACCGACAACAACAATTTCTGCTGTTTTACAAACGATGTCGTGGCATTCCACTGATTTGAGTTTTCTTCCTGTTGCATTCCTAAAAGTATTTATTGTAAAAGTGAATAAATCCTCCAAAGGTTCTGGACCTGAAGCCCTACCCCCGAATGTTTTCAACGGCGTCCCTGCCGGTCGCACTTTGGAAACATCCCACTTAGGAATGTGACCTCCATAAAGTAATGAGATCAATTCTTTAAATGCTCGTGCCCATCCTAGTTTTGAGTCTGCAACTATGATTGTAGTGTCAGTATCATATAACTCATCTGGGATCACTGGTAACTGATTGGTGTACTCTTCTTCTACTGAGAAACCAACTCCTGTTCCATTCATCAATACATACAAGATTTCGTCAAAGGATCTCTGATTATCAACCTTCACATAAGAACAATTATATCCTGCAACATTCTCTTTCTTGAGTGCAGGTCCAGCAGTCATCAGACACCTCATGGAAGGCATGACTTTCAACTCTTTGACTGCATTTTCTAATTCTACTCGTTCTCCGTTTTCTAACTTATAATCGTGTTTTTCTCCCAACCACTCTGTAAAAAATTCAAAATATCTATCTACTGTTTCATCCCATGTCTCTCTTCTTCCCTGACTGTAATCCCATCTAGCATATCTGGATAGGTGGATGTATTCTTGATATGTGGTTGGTAATCGCATTCTAGTTCTCCTTCTGTAGTAATTTTTCTTTTAATTCGTTCATCTCTCTTTTCGAGAGATTATATTTCTTGGCCAATGCTTCATCGTTAAAATCCTCATCAGTGTAACCTTCCCATCCTTCGATAAGGTCACCTACCACACATTCCCTTATAAAATCCATCTCATTTGCTGAAAATGTAACCGAATCTCTCATGTAGTCCTCAAATGCCTCACAACATAGAGGAAAATATGGTTTGACTAATTCATACATTGCATCAGAATAATCTCTGATCTCTCTTTGTGCGTGACTATCAGATCGTAATCTCACAAAGTGAAAAAAGTTATTCAGATCCATTTTCCAAATACACTCTGTGTAATTGGCCACAGGAAGTAATATCCGTGCAAGTTCCCGTGCAAGATCCTCTTCGAGTAGAGTTTTATATGAGATTAGAGCATTATCAAATACTCTATTGAACTCAAATTGTAGAGCACCCTTACTAGGATGTACTTCACCTCTACCTTGGTTATTTGTTGTGGATTGTTTCGCCAGGTAATCACCCTGAGGCAGATAAAATTCATCACTCATTACTGAGTAACGACCACTATACTCGTTAATGTTGGCTGTCCTATGCCGAACGAGTTGTCTCATTATGAATATAGGAAGTTTTATGTGGAACTTGACTTCACACATCTCAAAGGGTGAGGTGTGTTTGTGTCTCATTAGGTAACGGATTAGGTTCCGTGTT